TAATGTTAATCGTTAATATTAGAAATTATGAAATATTAAATGTTTGTATGATTTTACCATTTTTTGGTTTTTGTGTATAGTCTTTATGGATACTAAAAAATTCTTGAATGAAATAACCGGCTATTTCATCTTGGGGTCTTGTAGACCTATGGAACCTAGGTAGTAAAACACCAACCATACCATAAACACTAAGTTGATTTCTCATTTTTTCAGTTATATCTATTCTTGGATGCCGTTGATTGCGCTGGGATGCTTTAGGCCATCCTAGAAACATACGAATACAATCTTGTGTATCTATAATAAAATTACCTGGTGGTATTATATCTGGGTGATTATAGAATTGTTTGGATTTTGTATTTGTTGTTATATTTTTTTGTCTTAAGTAATCTTTTTGTTGTTGTGTTAATTCTAAACCACCGTCATATATTTCTTGAGTTTTTATGTCAATATGTGTATATGCCCATTTATAATGTTCTATTACATCAAACGTGTCAGGATTTTTTTTATTATAAGCTATTATAGAACCCTGAAATAATGCACCAAACTTCGAATTTGCAATAGAATATTTTCCATTTATTATTATTTTATTTCTTTGACTTAAACCAATCTCTTTCTCTTTTTTTGCACCTATTAGATTATAATCTGGACTATAAGTTTGTGATGTACCAAAATCGTTTAAGATAAATAGTTGTCCATAGTTAGGAACATAATACTTTTTACCATATACAACATATTCCCAATACCCTCCTGGTTTTACATCATATACTATAATGTTATCTGATTTAATATCACCATTTACTAATTGTAGCTTAGTTTGAATAGTGTGTATTCCTACCATTATTTGAAACAAGGCACTATATAATTGATCTTCATTAGGTTTAGGTTTAGAATTTACCCAGTGTCTCATATCACCAAGAGTTGCTAATTCAGTTAAAAATAGTAAACAATTATTACCACTAGATATTTTATCATGAGTATATTTATTTTTATCAAATTGGGGTGTAATTATTTCACAATCATTACAAGTAAAAGTATCAATTAACAATGGTAAGTTAGGACAAATACCATTAACGACTAAAGGTTTAATTAAATCGTTTAAAAAGAAATATTCGTGAAAAGGTTGTCGAAATTCAACAATTCTATTCCATCTAAATTCATTTTTCTTTAATTTAGCTAATTTAATAGCGAAATTGTAGGAATTATCATCACAAGGTTTAGGTAAACAAGCAGAATAAACATTACCAAAACAACCAAATCCCAATAGTTTTTTTAATTCAAGTTTTTCAAGTAATTTTGTGTTTTTTCCATTTACACACACCTCTCCAAATACTTTAACAATTGAACTTAGGTGTTGCTTAATTAAATTTGTCAAATTTACTCGTGATTGAGTAGTTCTATAAACTAAAGACAAATCAACAGGTGTTTTTATGTTTAAATTTCTATATGACTCAATTATTTTTGCGATATTTCTATTTCCTATTTTTTCTTCTAAACAGTAAAATGCGATACCAATCATTGTATTTTTGTTTATTTGAGAAATCTTAGTCCAATTAGTAATTGTTGGGTCTTCACAAAATTTAATAATACTATTCATTATTTATTAATATTAAATATTATTTAATATTATTTAATATTATGATTAAGAATACCACTTAATACACAAACACATACAAACACAACAATATAATAATATACATTAATGTTAATCGTTAATATTAGAAATTATGAAATATTAAATGTTTGTATGATTTTACCATTTTTTGGTTTTTGTGTATAGTCTTTATGGATACTAAAAAATTCTTGAATGAAATAACCGGCTAATATTTCTTCGGGACGTCCCTCATACATGTATTGTATAGGTAGAGCATATTCTCGAAGTAGACCTTTCATTTTTTTAGTTATAGGCATATCTTCATGAAACGGATCTCCCCATGATGATGCTCGTGCTCCTCCTGTAAACATACTCATACCATCTTGTGTGTCAAATATCAATTCTATTGGTGGCACTATATCTGGGTGATTATAGAAATTTTTGGAATTTATATCTGTTGTTATATTTTTTTGTTTTAGGTAGTCTTTTTCATTTTGTGTTAATTCTAAATTATCGTGTATTTTGTTAGTGTTTAGGTTTAATTTTGTCTCTGCTGTGGTACTAGGTATAACATCAATTAGATCTAATGGTTTATTATCACGTATTCTAATTATTACTCTTTGACCTAAACTCCTATTTACTATATCATCAAAATCATATCCTTCAAATGGTTCTACCCTATCTTCTCTATCAGTATATGGACTATAATATCTTGAAGCATTAAATTCTTTTATTACAAAGAGTTCTCCATAGTTAGGAACATAATATTTTTTACCGTATACGACATATTCCCAATATCCTCCTGGTTTTACCTTATGTACTAAAATGTTGTCTCTGTCTATCCTCCTATTAATTAATTGTAACTTAGTTTGAATAGTGTGTATTCCTGCCATTATTTGAAACAAGGCACTAAACATTTGATTTTCACTAGGGTTTCTATTATATTTTTTTATCCAGTTTTTCATAGTACCATAAGTTGATAATTCAGTTAAAAATATTAAACAATTACGATGTTCTTCTGGTTCTACATCTTGTTCACCATTTTTAACTCGACCCCACGAAAACAAACAATCATTACATGTGAAAGTATCATATAACAATGGTAAGTTAGGACAAATACCCTTAACGACTAAAGGATTAATTAAATCATTTAAATAGAAATATTCCATACCATTAAAAAATCGAAATTTTCGAATTTTTCCATTTATAATTAGATGTTCACTTACACTGCTTAATCTAACAGCGAATTTGTATAAATTATCATGACGGAAACTAGCAGAATAAGTAGTACCGAAATAATTTCCTAACAATTTTTGTGTTAATACAATTTTTTCAAGTAATTTTGAGTTTTTTCCCTCTAAACACCAATCTCCAGATGCTTTATTATTGATTGAACTTAGGTGTTGCTTAATTAAATTTGACAAATTTACTCGTGATTGAGTAGTTCTATAAACTAAAGACAAATTTATAGGTTTTTGGAGATGTGATTTTTTATATGATACAATTTTTTTCGCAATATTTTTATTTCCTATGTTGTTGTTTAAACAATGCACTGCTATATCAATCATTGTATTTTTGTTTATTTGAGAAATCTTATTCCAATTAGTAATTGTTGGTTTTTCACAAAATTTAGTAATACTATTCATTATTTATTATTTATTATATATATTATTTAATTAATTAAAGATTTTTTAAGACTTGTTCGTGTTTTAGGATTACTACTTAAGTAATTACTATTAGGTAAATTGTAATAGTCTTGTATAATTTTATTAAATCTTGACAACTCTTGTCGTGATATTTGAGATAAATATTTAAACCATATTGTATTAACTATATTGGGAATAAAATTAAACAATAAAATACCTATACCCCAACTAAGTGTACTTGCTTTTTCATTGTAAGTATTCAATTTAAAAAATCCTGCACCATCTCTATATTCATATGGAGGATAAGTTGCTATATATTCTTCATCTCGTATTAACATACTCCCTAAGTCAGCTATATATACCTTTATGTTATCATAATTATTTCTGAAAGGACATGAATATAATATGTTTTCTAATTTATAATCTGCATAAACTAGGTCTTGTTCTAATAAACATATAAATTGTTTTCTAATTTCATTTACTATACTTAGCACTTGTTTAGGTGTAACTTTACCAACTAATTTTTTCAAATCACCCTCATATTTATTCATTACATGGTAATGATATGAAACAAAGGGATCCTTTTTAAATACACCAATATAGTTAATATCTATTATTTTACAATTTTTTTGTTGTAGTTTTTTGTATATGATAGACTCGTCTATAAACAATTTATCACCTTTCTCTTGTATTTCTATTTTTACAGCTAATTGGCAATTGTGTAGTTTATCTTCAATTAAAAATACCTCTCCATAAACTCCTTCACCTATCATTTGTGTTTTTTTAAGATTATAATTAATACCTTTAATCACAACATTTATACCTTCATTAGTTATAGTCATACCTCTAAAATTTGTTGCTGGATTAAACATGTATTCATTTAATATTATTTGTTTATAGTTGTTTGTACCATAGGATTTCCAATCACTTTTAGACTTTTTACAAACTTGATTTTGTAATCGGAAAAATTTTCTTTCGTTAATTTCTATATCTGTAACATTATTAATATTTTGTATTTGATTGTAATGTTTCATTTGATTAGATTCTCTAAACACTACATTTTTGCTAGTCAACAACATATATACATCACTTACAAACTTTTTATTACCAATGTCGTTATAAATACAATATCTACATAGTTTTAACAATAAAAGTAATTTATTTTTACTTAAGCCTGATTTTAAAAAATCATAATTAGTTAGTTGTTTACAATCTTTCATTTATATAATAAAATAAAATTGATTATTACATATTTCAATTAATTAAATCATATATTATGATGAAAATATTATTGATAATAAGTTTAATTACTAATGTTTTATCTGTTAAATTGTGTAATAAAATTATTGGAAAATCAGGTAAAATTTTACTATATCCAGATTGTAAAGATGTAAACAAGCTAGAACTTAGTTTAAATTATATAAGAGAAACAGATATTAACGGAAAAAAGGTACCTAAACATTTTAAAGAAAATCTGGCTTCAAGTCTTTTTGTACCAGGTCGAGTATCTAAGGGTGTTTATGGAAATCCTCCTGTAAATGTCGCTAAATTCAATTTCAGTGCTTACATTACTAGTAAACTCAAAAAACAAACGATAGAATCACAACTAATTGTTGAAGTATTTGTCGTTAACAATAAAACTAGATTAGGTGTAATGGAGTTAGACAAAAACCAATTGAAATTTAACATAGTTTTAAACAATTGGTTATGGAAAAGCAAAACCAATAAAATGAACATTGGTATCAGTTTAAAACTATTTAATTTTAATAGTCGAGTTCAACAAACTAGAGATAGTGAAATAATTACTTTAGATATGGGTTTGTTAAGTATGAGTTCTCCTATTAACAAAAGTGCCTTGTGCGGTTTTAATATGTGTGATGTTTACATGAGTGTAGAAGATACTTTTACTAATAATTTGTATGTTCCAATTAGTGAAACACAAAATTCTTATGGTCCTAGTCCTTCGACTGGTCCTTCTCCTAGTCCTTTTTTGGGACCTAGTCCTAGTCCTTATTCTACAGAAAAAATTATAAACATAAACTACTTATTTCCTTATTTTGGAAATAAATTAGTTTATGATCCTGTATTTTCTGTTAATAATCAATATACAAACACATCTACTACAAATTTACCTACTACAAATTTACCTACTACAAATTTACCTACTACAAACACACCTACAAACACACCTACAAACATACCTAATATAATTACTTCTATTACATCAGGAATAAACTATAATCCACCTAGTATTATCATAAATGTCATAGCTTTTATCATGCTTTTATACATATATTATATGTAATTAAGAATATTGTAGGTAGTGTAGTGTAGTTTAGTGTTGTGATGTGATTAAAATAAGTTATTAATATTATATAATTAAAATTAATTATATAATTTTTGTGAATATATATATAAATGGCAACTACTCGAGATGATTTAAAAATGTTAGATAAAGTTAAATATAACAAGTATTTGGTACCAAGTTGGAAATTTACTAAATACAAAAGTATTAATGGAAGAATTTTCAAAGGAAACATGAAAAATAGATTGTTTAATGATGTTAACAAAATGTTAGGTCAAAAAGGAAGAGAAGTTATGTTAGACTTTTATTTTGAAAATGGTGACAATAGTTATCGTAGACTATCAGCAATGTTAAAACCTATACAAATGTTGGCATACGATTTAGTAACATCAACTGGTCTTCGTATTAAAAATAAGGGAAGAATGTTTATATCTAGTTACAAAGTAAACCAAAAAAGTTCACAAATGGATCCTAGTATGAAGTATCATGCTGATGATAGTCTAGGAGAAGGTAATGTTGAAACTTGTATATTTTACATTAAAAAAAGTGATAAAATTAAAGGAGGTAATTTGTGTTATATCAATTCTAACGGTGAGAAAAAACTAATTAGAATAAAAGAAAATGATTTATTGGTTTTTAGTGGTGATATCGAACATAAACCTAATTTAGTAACAGGTGTAGGTGAAAGAAATGCTGTTATTTTACAATTTCATTCTATGAGATAATTTACAAACTACTGTGTGAAGCTGATATAACTGTTAGTATATATAACATAATCGATACTAAACTACAACTAAAAAATATAGAAACATGTCTCCTAAAAGTTGGATAACTTCTATATAAACTTGTTTCGTCGCTTTTTTCTTCGTCTTGTTTTTCTTCTTTTTTCTCTTCTACATAATTATTGATAATAATTATTTGATTTTGTTTAGGAATACTATTGGATAATAAACTATTGTTTAAACACAAGTTTTCTCTAGTTATTTCGTATATGATACCACATAATTCTATGTCATAAGTCAAACTAATCGTGTAGTCTAAGTTATTGTGAATAATTTTCCATTTATATCTAAAATTTTGCCTTGGAATATTTATTTTAGTTTTTAAAAAATCTAACAACTCATTTGGAGATAGATTAAGAAAAAAAGTATAATCAACCTTAAATAAATATTTTTCAATTCTCTTACTAATTATTGAATGATTATGTTTATATATAATCATTGGAACACTTGT